CTGGATATGTATAAGGCTGGAGACCGCCTCGCCGGTGTGAATGGCATCCTTTCTGCAAGTTTTACTCAGGCGAGCTAATAGAGGAAAGCTATTCGGAGGGTTACTCTGAAGGCTATGGTTAGCTTGCCGAAAAATAAAAGGGGCTGCAAATGCAGCCCTTTTTTTGTTGCGGTTTTTGGTCGTGTTGGCGCAATTATGCGACTACAGCGTAGTTATAAGCCATTTTGCGAACGAACCTTACGACCGAGTTTTCTATCAATTAAAATACCTAATCTTTCTGGACAAGGAATAGCAATTACACCTCGTAAATACGGAAGCAAAAAAGTAATTCCAATTCCCCAATGTGTATCAATATTGAATGATAACTCAAATTGAAAAGCGTCTAACGACCAAAATGTAAAGAATAACCAGCGAAAAGTAAATCCACTTGTATTATGTTCGTCTGCTTTTTTAATAGTAATTACAGGCACTAATGGAAATATATTCCTATTATACCATTTCTCTTTTCGGTAATAACCTGATTCTGTTTGTGACATTGTTTTTAAATTAAATTGTTAAGCCAAACACGAATAAAAAACGGCTTATAACAGTGGTTTGGCAAAATACCGCCACAAGCCTTTGTACTAAATTTCAACACTTTGCAAGGCGGTACTTCGCCAAGCCACCTACCGTTACCTGCTATGCCAGTGGACGCCCTCTACTGCCTTGAAAATTTCGTAAGCGACCTGTGGGACAATAGCGTTTCCGTATGCTTTTATGCTTTCGTTTCTCCATTTAGAAAAGGGAATGCCGTCCAGTTCGGTGGGAAGCCCATCATTTCCTCCAAGAATTGGGGGTTTAGTTGGCCAGCCTGTCCAGTCAAGTGGTTTATCTGTTGCTCCAAACCCACTTGTGAACTTTTGCCCGATGAATGTTTGCTCCTTATCGTTCCTGTTTCCGTTACATAAAGTTCCTGTTTCGTTTTGTTGAACTCCATTGCATTCGGTGTTGGTAATAATCCGTTCATTGCTAAGTCCGTTAATTTGCATTGCCCCTCTATTCCCTGATTGCTCTTTATCCTGTTGTTCCCAAATACCGTTCTTGCTTCCTTTGGCTCTATTGTTTCTGCAACTGTTGGAGTAGGCAACAAACCAAACTCTATCCCTGCGGTGCGGAGCGTTTTTGGCACAAGCAGGAAGTACAAACGGTTGTACTTCGTACCCTTTAGCTTCCAAGTCAGTTTGCACTTCGTGGAATACCAATCCCCCATCCCAACTAATGAGGCCGCTAACATTTTCGCCCACGACGTAGGTTGGTTGAACCTCTCCAATAACTCTAAGCATTTCGGGCCACAAGTGGCGTTCATCCTCTTTGCCTTTTCGTTTCCCCGCAACGCTGTATGGTTGGCAGGGGAAACCTCCTGTAAGAATATCAATTCTGTTTGCATATTTTTTAAAATCTGTTTTTTTTATATCTCCAAATCCTTCTGCATTTGGGAAATGATGTTTTAAAACTCTTTGACCAAATTCGTTCCATTCACACCAAGCCAAAGTTTCCCACCCCATCCACTTTGCAGCCAATGAAAAACCCCCAATACCTTCAAATAAACCAAGATGCGTAAAAGGCACAGCAGGTAACATTGCATTGCCAAAAGTGGGGCTGACATCTATATTTTGAGCTTTGTGCATCTATTTATCTTTAGTAAGTAATTCAACTGTAGTGGTACTATGCCCCACCTTCGGCAATGCTTTGACGTTACCCCTCCCCGACCTCAGTAAAAGTGCAATGCGCCTTCCGGATAGTCAGCTCTTTTTCGCTGACATGGGTTTCACTAATGACAAAGCCGCTAATCCAGATAGCATCCTGATAGGTAATCTGCATCGTCATCCGGCCTTTGTGCAGGTGGTCCACCTCGTAGGTCTTGCCGATTACTAAAGTTGGGGTTGGCATGGGAGTGCTAATCATTAAAAAGGCTCAGTTGATTTTTTTTAGAAACGACAGATTGAATATTTGCCTTCGCTAAATCATAATAGCTTTCTTTCAACTCAAAGCCAATTCCTTTCCTTCCCATTTTTACAGCTTGGTAAATTTCAGAACCTATACCCAAAAAAGGAGTAAAGACCGTATCACCTTTATTGGAATAAAGAAGGATGAGTCGTTCTATGGTTTCCAATTGCAAAGGGCAAATGTGCTTTTCATCATTTTCATCCCTTGCATTTCTAAATCCCTGCAAGGTATTCCCGTAGTCAATATCCATCCAAACCGGTGAAGCTATTTTCTGCCATAAATCAACTGGAATGTCTGTATTGGTAACTGGATTATTTCTTTCGCCATCTTTGCGAAAAACCATTACATAATCTGGGATTCCAACCCTTGACATTGTAGAATCTTTTTTCAATTGTTTATGTAGTAACCCTAGAGCCTTTGTGCGCTGCATTTCTACAACCGGGTCCTTCCAAATGGTAATTCGACTGTGATAAACAAATCCCGCATCCTGAAAAACATTTAGAATCATTCCTGAGAAATCCCGCAATCCAATAAACCCTTCTTTGCCTTTTTGAATTGGTAAATCCATGCAATGAACTGCTACATTTCTGCCTTGCTTAATTACCCTGAAAAGTTCTTTCACCAAAAACCCAAACTGAATAAGAAATTCATTATAATCCTTTGAATTACCCATATCCTCTACATGATTTGAATATGTGTAAAGTTCAGCAAAAGGAGGGCTAAATACTGAAAGTCCAATTGATTCATCAGGAATATCCTTAATAAGTTTAACACAATCGCCTCGCTTAATATGATACCATTCTGTTTTCTGAGGGGATGTGTCAATCAAAGATTCTTCCATAAATTGACCGTTTAGGTTTTCATTAATTGCTTTACTCATTTCGTTTTGCATTATTAAAAATTGTTTTTGTTTTAAATCAATTGCGGCTTTTACATTGGCCATTGTATCGGTGGTTATCAAATAGATGTTTACTTCGCTTTTCTGACCAAACCTGTATGACCTTCTAATAGATTGATACAATCCTTCAAAACTGAAATCCAAGGATGCAAATACCTGATTGCGGCAATTCTGATAATTCATTCCAAAAGATGCAATCTTGGTTTTTGTAATCAGGACCCGAAATTCATTATTGGCAAATCCTAAAAGCATTTTCTCTTTGTATTCTGGAATATCAGAACCAGACACCTCAATCGCATCAGGAATTAATTTTTTTAAAAGTTCGCCTTCCTCATTTTGCTTAATCCAAATAATAAAATTTTCATCAGAATCGTTTACAATTTTTGCAACCTCATCCAATCTTTCAAATTTGGTAATCCTTAATTCCTGATTAAAATTAGTTGCTGAAATAATAGCATCATTAAAGATTCTGCCATTTTCCCTTTTTAGGGTTTTGATTTCTTTTTCAATTAAATTTAAAGAAGGCAAATTATAGCCATCCATTTCAAAGCCAATATCCTGCGGTTTATTTAGCATAATAGCCCATGTGCCAATAAACTGATAAAACATTTTGACTGCATGGCCTTTTAGTCTCCATTTTGCAGTTTCGCCACCGTCATGAACAAAATACATGGCAAGCATTTCATTGCGGCTCATAACATCAAGAAACTCAGCATGGTTGCCAAGTTCCATCGGGTCATTTGGGGATGGGGTGGCTGTGCAAGCTAATTTATATGGAGTTTTGGCAAAATTTTCAATAATCTGCTTTTTTATTGAGCCTTCAAAGTTTTTCAAAATTGAACTTTCATCGAGCACAATACCAGAATATTTGTTGCAGTCCAAATTATCTAATTGCTCATAATTCCAGACTTCAATAAAATCTGACGGAATGTTAAAGTGTGCCATTTCCTTAATTGTTTGACCTTTTACAGCCAAAGGTGCCAGAATCAAAACAGGCTTATTTGTTTTTTTTGAAACCTGATTGGCCCATTCCAACTGCATGAATGTTTTCCCAAGTCCACAATCGGCAAAAATTGCATACTTACCAGCTTTTAAGGCTCGTTTGATTATGAATTTTTGAAATGGGAATAATAATGGATTCAGTTCTGATTCTGCAATTTCAAAACCAGAATGAATAATTGACTTTTGCTTTGCTTTTAAAAATTCTGAATATTCCATGTTTTTTTAATCTTTGGTTTTAAGACCGGCCCGGCACCTTGCAGCCACCGGGCCAGTTGGGTTAAATTGCTTCGAAATCTATTCCCATAAACTTTTCAAATTCAGCACGAATTTTTTTGGCTGTTGGGGTTTTATAGTTTTTCCGATTTTCCAG